CCTTCTGTGTCTTGAAGCTAAAGATTGCTGTTAGATGCACAGTCCTATTCTCAAAGTCCATATCACCGTCCTCAAATATTCTGTAGTCTGTATGCCAGTCTGCCATGTCACCCATCTTCATCTCCGAAGATGTTATCATAGTGCCTAAAGAATATACCCATAGTAATCTTGAACTGTTTTAAAGCACCGGCCATGTAAAGATAACCTCTAAGCAAGGCTACCGTATCCTCTATTAGTTGCTTAGGTGGTAGGCCCACACCCTGTATGCTTTCGGTAGAGGCGGCGGATAGATGCTCCCATTCAGCTATCGTCTCCATTAGTTTCTGGCTCGTCGGATGTATGCTCACCTATCTTTTCCTCTTCTGTTAGCATGTCGTAGTTTATTAATCCATTATCCCAGACAACCTCATACTTCTGTTTTATTAAGAAGCCTGGTGCTATACCATGACGCATCTGTTGTATCTTATCCGCCTTGATTAGTGAGGATAAAATTTGAGTTAAATCTTTTTGGTCTTGTAAATCCTGATACACTTGCTGCCAGATATCATGAGCACCAATGGGTCGCCCCTTCTTAGTTGCATCCTTAATGATATCCATCACAGTGTTAGTAACCTCTGCATTCTTAGCTAGTCCAAACTCTCCGAATGCTTGAGGCATCTGTAATTCTGTTACGTGTAGAATAGTATTAGCTTTAATAATATCATCCGTAGTAAGTTTTAATTTATTTCTACTAGCTGCTATAATAACACATAACTTTAATAGGTTGGTATGTCTACGAGTCTGGTAATAGTTAAACCTACGGTCGGGTATGCCAGGACACTTATGATAGATACTAGCTAATAGCTTACGCGCTGTACTATCTATAGTAATGGTTCCTTCTAGGTCATGTATCTTCCTGACATAGCTTAGAACCTGTAGCTTTATATCTCCGGCGGGCGACTCTGGGAAAGGTATCTTAATTCCAGTAGGCTCAGCGTGTATAAACAGGATGCGAGAAAAGAACCCACCGTTAATAGCCTCAACACCAAAGCCTTTTGTAAGACCACTGGGAGTATTTCCCCCCAGGATGTTAACCGTAGGCTTAAAGATAGAAGCATTGGCAGAATTCTTTGCACGAGTTTTATACTCATTAGGGCTATCCCACATCTTAGTGAGTGCAGTTTGGAACTCTTCATTTCTTACTCCCATGAAGTCATTAAATTCATCAGCGACAATATATAACTCCGTTGGTATATTAATCTCTAACTCCTCTAGGTCACTGTCGCCTAGATATGCCTCCATATTCCTGTCTTGTTCGGATTGCATATCTAGCCAAAGTGCTTCTTTACTTGTGCGGTCAGCAGAGAAGTGGTCGTATCCTATTTGATTAATAAGTTTCTGTCCCATCTTAATAGCTGTACTCTTCCTTGTTCCTGGCGCTCCCATCAGCATAACATATACTGTAGGATAGATATCGAAATGTCCAAAGGGTAAGTATACCCTCCGCCCCAGCAGCGCGGCTATACAACTAATCGCAGTCCAGCGATGGAATATCCTAGGACACTCAGTCTTTCCGACGTAACGGAAGTAGAGGTCAAAGAAATCCTCCTGCACTAGAGAGGTACGCCAGCAACATCCACAATATCCAGGGGAAAGATGGTAAGCTGTTGCCACTCTGCCATAAGGCGAACGAAAGCAGCATTAGATTCCAGCACCGCAGGGATACCACTTAGCTGACCATATCTTGTGCCAACTAGAATACATCCATGTGTATCTATGTGTGTATTACCCTTATGAAATAGAATATGTGTGCGCCCCACTACGTCTATTACTTCCCAGGTAGGACCAAACTTAGGAGAATTAACTGGCATCGCTTCATAGCTACCCGCAGGTATGCAGGATACTGACGGTTGATTATCCTTCCAGGGATTTTCTAGCGTAACACACATAGGATAGTTATTGGCATCTAGGAGAACACCAAACGTACCGTTGATTGAATAGCTAACTCTGCTTATTTTCATCCTACTATTCTCGGTTGTATCCCAATCATGAGATATAAAAAGAAAGCTAGGCCACATCCTATGGCTAAAAAACAATATATACCATAGCCTAGCTTCCATGATTCTGGTTTACCAGCCATATAGAATATGAATATGATGATACCCCAGAAGATAAAGAAATTAACTGTGTTAGTCATTCTTTTCTAGTTCCTCTTGTACATCAGCCGCCTTATTCATAACCTCCGCAGCCTGTCTCATAGCTATACTGGCTGCAACATGCGGCTCTATTGTCTTATAAATCTCTGGTAACAGAGCCATAACTTTCATTGCGATTCGTATCTCAAGCAGCATCTTTCCATTCCTCCATCGGATTCCAATGAGTACCATGACTAGCCTCCATCGGTATCCGTACTGACCTACCATTGATAGACTCTATTGTAGTCATAATCTCCTGGGTCGCTACCATGTACTCATCGAATACATCCTGCCTGGCCTGGAAGATTATACTATCGTGTATCTGTGCCATTAATATGTAAGCTCCTTTACTCTGTATCTGCATCTGGAGTAAGGGGAATAGCTTACGATTAATACCAGCTACACTAGTATGCTGCGGCTGATGGGCGACGGCATCCCGCAGACGCTTGTGGTCTTTTCTAACGTCGCCAAAGAATATCCTTGTCCAGTTATCTGGAGTCACTATCATATTATTCTTTATCAATTCTATCTTAGTACCTTCCCACCACTTCTCTACCATTGGATAGGCTTTGTGATACAGTCCTAATAGATAGGCTGCAAAGTCTTTCAGTGGCACCTTCTCCATACCAAGCATAGCCTGTGCTGCGCGTAGTTCTGCAAAGCCTATCTCTTGGATAAAGGCATCAATGAAAGTCTCCGCCCCCATCATATAGTTTGTTCCGTGAATAATCTTCTTAACAATCTGACGTAGACTACCCTTCTCATGTAGTGTAGGGTCATTAGGATCTAACTCTACGCCAAAGAATCGTTTAGCAGAATAGATATAGAAGTCATCTCCTGACTCTAAGGCTCTAATAAGTTCGAGGTCTTCCGACATATAAGCCGTATACCTAGCCTCTGATTGTTTCTTATCAACTTCCCCAAGCCTATACCCAGGGTCAGCCCGCAAGCACTTACGCATATAGATAGGAATATTCTGAATCTGTGTACCGTAATTTGCATCATCCCCCTTCTTCCCCGTGGCATTAGGTATATATAGTGGGAGCTGATTAGAGCTGTGCCTGCCGGTAGTCGTACCGTCGATATTCTGAGCAAACTTGAGTCTACCATGATACTGGTGTGCATTATAATATGTCCCTACAGCCTTTCGCTTCTGTCTAAATTTGAGTATATTATCCACGAATCGCTCAATGAGGGGATGTTGCAAGGCGACTTTTTTAAGTGTGGTCTCATCCGTTCCCGCCTTGCTACCTGATTTACCTCTGCGTCCAGGCTTCTTCGCGCCCAGGATATCATAAAGGAGTCGCTGGACCTGCTGCCACGAGCCAGGATTAAAAGCAGGCTCGTCTGCCATTGTAAGCAGCGCAGCTTTAGTAGATTCAACATCAGCATCAGCCTCTGCCTTAAGGTCATGATGTATCTCCTGGTCTATATTAAAGCCAAAGAACTTAACATTGATTGCAGTATAGACCTCCGGGAATTTTTTAGAATAATTTACAAAGACCCAGGCTGGTGCATGTTGTATAATCTGTATCAGACATCTAGCCGTGTACCAACAGTCCTTAGCACAGTACTTCCATCTGTTATACTTGTCTCCTTGTCCTTCCTCCTTCCAATAGTACGTGTCGTATAATAGCATAGAGCTGACAAAAGCAAGAGATTTATTAAGCTCGCTATACCAACAGTACCATAGATACTCAGTGTCGAGGATATAGTTGTTGCAGGCAATGCCATAGCGTAAAAGATAGTAGTTATCATAAGCACCGTTATGAAAGCACTTAGGCATATCTGTGCTTTCAAGATATTCACGAAGGAACTGTATGACCCGCGCATATTCTGTGTCATCGTCGTAATCCTCTGATTCAAAGGGTACGATATAGTTGTGGAACTTCCCATCAAAGAAGGTAAAGCCTATACAGTCTATTGTATTCTGTTTCGTAGTCTCAATGTCAATAACAAGGAACAGACTCGTTGTTCTATGTAAGCTAAACGTATTCCTAAGTTCATCAAACGATTCCAATGCTCTCCATTGCAGCTTCTGCGCCGGTAGTGAGATACATTTGAGCTTCTGTAAGTCGTGGCGTAACAGCCAGGTTCCGTGGGCCACACTGTGTATATGGTGTAAAGGAGCAATGCAAAGGACTGGTACTGAAAAGCGTAGGATACTGCCACGCCAGTCACTGGGATTACCCGTACCTGGAACCAGTTGTCTAAGTGTCTCCGGATTGTTACAGAGTATTGCATCCGCTTTAACCTCTGGCCTCTTAGCTAAAGCTAGTAACTCAGTCTGGTCCATAGCTTTAGATGTAAGCACTATGTTATGGTCGCCCCTGACTACACCAGCCAGTGACGCTTTGAATTTCCTATCATCTGTAGTACAATTAAGTAGCAATTTCATCTGGTGTTATTACCTTAGTCTTAATCAGATTACTTTCCCACGCTACCTCTACTAGAGGATAGACCTTGTTCTTTGTGTAGCTGCCATACAGGATTACTGTGGAGCCTACAGGTATACGGTCTACATCATGCTGTTGGAACAAAGGAATAAACCAGGCAGGCTGCTTCCCCGACGCTTCAGCAAAGAATAAGAACTCGTCTACTGTGCCAAATATAATATGTCTGCCTGGTAGTTCCATCATTCCCACGTATTAGAAAAGTTACTGCCTGAGCGTAGGCGCTCCCAGATATCAGTCTTATCCTTGTCGGGCATATCCTCTTCGCCCATCAGTTTAAAGCCTGCATCTATGAAAGCTGACTGTACTTCAGGAGATAAGATAATCATAGGATTGATAATTATGTTCTGGCTACAGTCTGACTCAGAGTATATATTCTCTGCCTCCTGTGGGGCGTTGTCATATAGCCATCGCATTAGCCATGTAAAGGCTTCATATCTTTCCTTACTAAGTACAGTATCTACGCTACGTTTAAACCACCAAGGTAAGATAACCTCGTGGTCGGGAGTATTATTCTGTTGCCTTTCTATTGCTGCTTTAATACTAAGGTCCAGTATAATACTACTGCTTCTTGCCTTGTCTTTCATACTTGCCTCCAATTTGTACCCGGCTAGCCTAATGTGCTAAGCTAGCCTCTTTCCCAACCCACCCGAGATTTCCCTAGCAATCAGGCAACAGCAGTAACCTGGCCAGGAGTGGTAATCTCTGACCACTTCTACTAGCTGTCAACAACCTCCATCTTCTGGAAGCGAACATTCTCATACTCGTTACCAGTATCCTTATCCTTGGAAATAGTCTTGCGCTGAGTTGCTAGGATTTCCTTACCACCTTCCTCACCAAACTCTTTAGGCAGGAACTCTAGCATCTCTGGCACCTTGACACCAGTTAGGTCGTCGCCAAGTAGCTTCTTCATTCTTGTCTTAAAGAACTCCAGTCCCTGCTTAGTAACCTGGAAGTTCTCTGAGAACAGAGTCCTATCCGGTACTAAGTCATCTTCCTGGTTGTTCAGTTCAAGAGTTTCCCTCACCTGATAGGTAATGCGGATAGACTTCTTGATTTCATTATCCTTTTCACGGGACTGAATAGATGATTCCGTAATACCTAGTCTATACTTACCACTAGGCGGAGTCATATATTCTGGTGCTTCATCAACACCATCCAGTGTCAGGTCGTCTAGGCTATCCATATCTAACAGGGTTTCTTCGTCAGCCATTAGTATATCCTCATGAGTTAGCTTTTGCTTTCGCTTCTGCTTGTATTAGCTTCAGCACATCAGGCAGAGTAGCTTCTAGGTCTGAACTAATGTCCACGCCAGTCCTAGTCCCTGCCTGTATTCCGCTCTTCTTAGTTGGACTACTAAGATGAGCGAATTTGTTAAGCTCTATATATCTATAGATAATAGAGCCGAAATACTTTCCTACGTTCATGCTATAGTTTCTACTAAGACAGATAGGATAGAAGTCACTCTTAGTCTTAGTAGGATTACCAGATTTATCCGTAGCTAGGACAATCTCTTTCTCTAGCACATGAGTACAAGCTATTACGTAGGCTGGACAAGCCTGTACTGTAGTAAAGAAGTTATTAAGCTGGTTAGTCGCTGCCATATACCAGAGTCTATTGTCTTTAGCATCTGGCTTATCTAGCTTAGCCTGATTCAAAGCGGAGACTCCTATCTGTCCTATTGTATCTAGGACAAAGGCAGTCTCTTCATTCCACATATCAGGCTTGATTACTATGTCAGTCTCTGTCTCTTTCTTTTCTTTTCCAATAAATGCTCCCGTCGTGCCATCAAGTCTGATAGTTCTGCTTCTGTATCTGAACACAGCTTCAGCAGTATTGATTGCCCTAGGCTCGTCAGGAAGATCGAGGATTCTGACCAAGGTAATCTTAGCAAGCTCCGTATCAGTAAAGTAAGGAGTGCCATCCTGATTCTTCGCATAGATTATAGTCTCCCATCCATTCTCGAAGTCAAAGAAAAAGACTCTCTTAATCTGTGGGGCCTTGGCTATTGTTGCCGCCCATCTAGTCTTACCAGTTCTAGGTGGTCCCCAGATTAAGGTAGTCCTACCTGCTTGGCTGACACGTTCAGCCTGTATCTCCTTTCTTAGCTCAGCTAGATTCATTAGGCTTATCTCCTAGCTCTGTGAGTAGGCAACAGTTATCCTCTAGGAACTCCCACATACATTCCATGCAGATACACTTACCTTTCCAGGCTATACCTACACCTCGTTGGACGCCATGTTTCTTACAGTCCCATAGCTTAGGAGGGGGCGGCTGCATTACAGGTCTCTTAGGTCTCATAGTCTGTCCCCTGTTACCTTTCCTACTCATTGTGTAGCCGCCTCTAGCACTTCAGCTAATGTGTATGTAAACTCCCACTCTGTGTCTGCATTATAAGGCATACCAAACTCTAAGGCTAAGTCATCCTGTTCCTGATTCCAAGAGGACATATTGCATGTCTCAAAATACTGACAGACTCTATTATATGCTAAGCATTCCTGCCAACGCTGCGGCCAAAAGTTATTCTCGTAACAGAAGATTGCTTTATTAAGGTCCATCATAAGAGTCATGCCCCAATTTAGACGGTCTAGTCTAGTCTTTTGGTACGGGAGCATCTTAGACTCAGGCCATATCTCTCCGCGATGTAGATGAGACACGGCATAGACTGTTTCAAAGTTATTAGGTTGGTCTTTCAAGACTGCATCCAGCATAGTACTGTAGCCTAATGCCTGTGGACTATACTTATACAAAGGAGCTAGCTCATCACGGTTCATTCCTGTAGTCTTTATCTCTAATACACCTGCCTGTTCTTTCTTTCTATTCCAGATACAGACATCAGCAAAGCCACAGAAGTAATCACCGTAATCATTTAATATTATCTTAAAGCCTAGCTCAATAGCTGGACGTTCATCAATGTATAGGAGTTCATAGTCTGTCTTATCCCACTTAACAGCCAGGGATTCAACTGCCATGAAAGCCCGTTCCAGAAATTTTCTATTCTGTTTTGTATCAGCATCCTCTACCAGCGGTGTGTATTCTAACAGAGTTATAAACAGGGCGTGGTCTAAATCTCCTGACTTGATGTAGTCTTGGAAGCCTGCGCCAACAGCTTTACCAAAGGGTAAGTCTGCATACATACCTATCCTGTCTTCATCGGATGTAGGCATACAGCAGGCAAGCTGATACTTCTTCTCACATCTGTTTAAGATATCATTAGAAGAATGTGACATGCGGAACCTAGGCCGTGGCCCAGATTCTACTGCCTCTAGTTCTACGTTAGCTGGCGCTTTAAGCAGTTGCTTTAGACTCATTAAAAATCCTCTGGAGGCTTGTTGATAAGCTCTGCTAGTTTAACTCTACTAATGTTACTACCAGCCTTCTTCTTATTCTGCTTCAGAGTATCCTTGACTAGTATTACATTAGATAGCTTCTTAATGCCTGCAACTAGTGTGCCTACATCCGCATCCAATAGCTCATGTACTATCTGAGGATAGTTACGTAGAGACTCCTTTAACTCTATCAGTATCTTCCTGACAGCTTCATGAGGAACCTCATCATCTAATGCAGACTGGAGAGCAGACAGACCTTCCTTGAAAGAGTCTGGGTCATACTCTCCAGCCCCTGCTTTAGCACTATCAAACAGCACTAAGTCTTCTATAGACATGCTATCTCCTAATGATAGTAATAGTGGTTGATGGTGCTGGTGGGAGAACGACGCGGCCAGGCTGTACTGCTGGTCGCCCATTGACACAGCCATAAGGACTACCACATCTGTTAATCCCAACGCCACCATGAAAGCCTCCGACACCAATGCCACAAGGAGGATGGGCATAGACTGTAGCGGAGAATAAGAATAAACTAAATATCAAACTCATTCGTATCATTAACCTGTACCTTATGAACTGTTACGCCTTCCGTGCGGATTAAACGTAGTCTTATCCTAACTACGCCATCTTCTTTCTCTTCTTCAGTCTGAGGTAAGCAGACAGACTTGTATTGTATAGTCTTATCCGCAAACTCTCCTAACTTCTCCATTTCCCTATGCTTCTGCTTAGCCATACCCTGACGAACATAGTCTGACTTCACTATATCTACGGTAATAGTGATATCCTCTTCTGCGGATAGTAGACGCCACAGTTCCCTCAAGGTTAGTTCTTTAGTCGTATCTAAAGTCATAGCTTCTCTAATAGACTCCGCTTAGCAGGCTCGGGCTTAGGATTCCACTGTGCTGTCTGCCTCCAGGCTATGTGACAGCAGAATAGATAGCTTACTAACGTATCGAAGTAGTCATTGTCTGTAGCTGCCTCTAACACAAAGCCTATTCTCATGAGGGGAGAAAGCCTACTGTCATAGTCAGCCGGGAAATTTTCTATACAATTTGGACAGCCTTCTCTTATCTGCCCGCCTGGGATATGTCCCCAGATAGTATCACAATGGAAACAGTAGTCAGGTAGAAGCTCAGGTTGAGCATTGTTAACTATCCGCTTCCATTCTATACTATCCTTTAATAGCATACCTCCATCATTATGTGGTACTACATCCTTTAACCTAGGCAAGCCCTGGGCTAGCCACTCTAAGACTAGAGTAGGCCAGCCTTCTAGGGCTGCCTCGAAGAATGCTCCGTGCGCACCAGTATATTGCATCACTGAGTCTGTACCTTCTTAAGCTGTTCTGCTTGCTGTATTCTCTGTCGTTCTTTAGCAGTTACACACTTAGCCAGATATCGTATCTTACTCTGGTCTGGCTTCCAGTTTATATTGTTCTCTGCTGCCGCCCGCTCTCTGCAAACATCCTCTAGTCCGATGTTACAGACTGCCGGTGGAGCAGCTCCTGCCATAGCTATGTAAACTACGCACCACATACTATCCTCCTGCTGCTCGTCTACCGAATGTCTTGACGCCCCAATATACCCACTTAGCTCGTAAGCTGGACATACCATCTTCTTTACAATGCAAGGCTAACATCTGGTCTGCATCATTCCTATACTTACGAAAGTATGCGTACTCTCTCATAAGCTGATACCAACCATCGTGGAATAAACTACCACGCATAAAGTTATCAGTATCAATAGTAGGACCAGACGGACCATCCCAGCAGTAGCCTTTCTTTACTTGTATAGTACGCTGTCCTAGTTCTAAGCATACATACCCACTCTCAGTACATAGCCTAGCTCCTTGTGGTAGCTCCGCAAATAAATTCCCTGGTAACTCACAGCTTACATGCTGCAAGGTCTGATACTTATAGTTAGTTAGATTACGATATAGCACTTAGTACCCCCACTGTTACAGGCTGATAGTTGAATACTATCTGGTCTAACCTGTCTCCTGCTGATATTCTCTGCTGTATATAAGCTCGTTGTCTTTCCCATACAGCAGACTCCTGAGCCTTAACGAGAAAATACCCAGCGTTGGTATATATTATCCAATGCCGAGTAGGTTCTTCTCTTATAGGATATTCAGGTTGCTGGCTCATGTAGCTCCTTTATATCTTCTGTATCGTACTTCTTGCCCTCTACTAATACTTCTACAGTAGAATACCGTTCGCCACAGTTTAGGCATTCCCGTCGCCGCCGGAAACCATTACCATTCTTTTGCTTACGGCCATTAGTTACCTTAGTCTCAGTATACTTAAGGCAGCTAGGACAACGAAAGTAACTCATTGTTTTGTCTCGTGTTCTATAGCTGCTGATACTGCTGCTCTTAGTGCCGCAGTAAATGACCTTACTAGGATAAGCCTAGCTGTATCAGTCATGTGTACCCCATACTTATGCTGCCAAGCCATGACTAATGCTTGTATCTCAGGGTCTAAGGAGCTAAACATCTCCTTATCCCTCTCTTCAGTGGTCATTATAAATCATCCGTACTAGGTAGCTTCTGAGTCAGGCTTAAACTCTTCTTTTTCTTGGCTACCTTTTTCTTAGCTTTCTTCTTAGCCTTTTTCTTAGCTACCTTCTTCTTAGTCTGCTTCTTCTCAAGCTGCTTAGTCATAAGTGTAGCCTCTACATGCTCACTTATTGCATCAAGGACTAGACTTAACCCTCTTTGATAGGCAGATACTAAAGCAGCAGTTATCTTTAGCGTTAGTATCTCATAGTCCTTATCATCAAACAGATACAGTGGAAGGTCATACTTCTCTTTCCAGAGTCGTAGGAGAACCTTACCATCTAAACCTGCATCCTTGGGTATAGGTATTTTATCAACTTCAGGATTCATCTTATGCTCCTAACTATCTAATATGCCTACACGTGATAGTCGTATCATATGTTGATTGTACTTTACTGTTTCTCCTGTTGTAATAAGCTCGATAAATCTATCAGCCATATCAGGATTCTGATAAAAGGATATACTAAGAGTATCATTTATAGCTTTATTCTGCTCAGAGTCTAGTACAGCCCATTCCATCTCGCTCTCTGGCATCAGCTCGTACTCAAAGTCAAACCTCATACTGATACCTCTACATCTTCATCAAGATAGCCTGAGTTAAAGTATTCTACCTTCTCCTTCAGACTATTACCCTTTATCCGAGGACTAGTAATAGCTTTACGGATAAGCTCCGGTCTAGCTATTATAACAAGCTCTTCTCTTGCTCTTGTCATAGCCGTATACAGTAGCTCTCGGCTAAGCATGGTAGCATGATTCTTATGGAACAGGAGAAAGACTCTACGCCACTCACTACCCTGTGCCTTATGGACGCTAAGAGCATAGCCAAGCTGGAATATTTGACCGTTAAGTTCTCCAGCAGAGCTTACAGTTATCTCCTGTCCAGTCTCTAACTCTACTGATACAATATGACTAGCTAACTGCTTACGCTCTTCATCCTCGTCTATATCAGATAGAACATCCAGTTCCATGTTGCTAAGGTCTAAGTCCTCACCATTCATTACAGCAGCAGCACTATCCGCTGCCTTTCCGATATAGAATCCAAAGCGAGATAAGTTAACAGAAGGAGACATAGGCTTCTTACCCATGTAGGACATATTACTGCGTATATGTACTATCTTACCTTCCATCTTATTAACTAAGACATTATCTCCGACTGCTAGATAATGCTTCTCATATCCGGCTATTATCTCAAAGACTTCTGCATTACGCTCTTCTCCTAGAATCTGTGCTATCCTGTAATTGATTATCTTAGTCCCCATAGCATTCTTATTGAATGGAATAAGGACTATATCCTCATCAGGATTATATGTCCAAGCCTCTTCTTCTAGCTTATCTATTTCTCTTTCACTCTTAGGCTTAGAAAGCAAAGCCTTACGCTCTTCTAGGGTTAGCGTATCGTAATCTACTAGAGCCTTCCGCCACTTGATTACCCTTCTCCTGTTCTCAATAGCATTGCCAAAGAAGGTTCCCATTGCACGGCTCATAGTCTCTTCTGGCTGTGCAGTCTTACTGTTACCAGTCATCCACTTGACTTCAGGCTTAGTCTCCTTAATAGGATTACCGTGAAGTACAGCATGAGCATTAGCTATGATAGGATTGTCTAATGCCTGTCTGTATACGATATCTAGATGGACGATTGGTAGCTTAGTAAGAGCGTAGGACATAATGCTCTTGCCAAATACAGGAGGGAGTTGATTGATATCTCCGACGTAGATTATCTGTACGCCAGGATTAAGTGCTGCCCGTAACTCTTCCCACAAGTCTAAGCCTAGCATAGAGGCTTCTTCTATAATAAGGTGAGTTACGCTAAGCGGGTTCCATTGTCCCCGCTGAGGCTTAAACATTTGAACCTCTCGCTCCTGCTTTTCTGACCATAGCATAACTGGAGAGTATTCTAATAGGTTATGTACAGTCTGTAATGAGCCTTCCATCTCAGCATGAAGCTCAAAGTTATGGCTGATGATACGGGCTACGTTACCTATAGCCTTACGAGTATAAGCACAGACGCAAGCAGACGGACCAATTATTCTCCTTCCACTCCTGTCATTACGTCTATAGTCTATATCGTTAACTTTTTCTTGGTGATGATGTAGGAGAGACATAAGTACAGCTTCAATAGTAGTAGATTTACCTGTACCTGCTTCTCCTGTTAGAACAAAGGATTTACCATCAATAGCCATCTGGACAGCACTAGTCTGTTTCGCATTTAGTTCTATTGGCCGCCCGTATCTGTCTAATAGCTTAATGGTATCGGATTCAGCACTTAGGATAGACGGCTCGAAAGCCTCATCTATTACTACATCAGACTGCTTAGCCCTACGCATCTTATCTTTAAGAGACAGACTAGAGCCAGCGATAATTGGTCTGGGTATATCTTCTGCATTCCTCATATAAGAACCCCCTGCACCAAGCTCCTGATTAGGAGTGTCAGACAGTGGTACAGAGGCAGGAGTAGTACTGGTGACAGGATACGCCTTCTTAGCCACAAGTGGTTTAACCTGTTCAGCTTTCTCCTTAACCGTTCGCCTTAGCTTATCAGCTAGACTAGGCTTCTTGTTAGGCGGAGCGACTGCAACTGTAGATACTGGCTCGCTGTCTAGAACAGGTTGCACAGGCGTTGCAGCCACTCCTTTAGGTTTAGCTAGCATGTCTTTCAAGCTAGGCTTATTGTTAGGCTGTGGGTCACACTTAGGACAGGTTCCTTCTCCTATCCTTCTATGCTTGCCCATTCCTGCCCCGCAATAGGAGCAGAACTCTTTAGGTGGAACCACCGGAGCAGGAGAATCAGGCTCCCTATACACAACCGGGCTAGGCTGAGACTCCGGCGGTTCCGAAACTGGTTTATTCTGATACTTAGGTAGGCTATCAAGGAGGCTCATGTCTGACCTCCCTGAATTATCTTAGCGTAACCCCATTTAATCTCTGCATACTCTAAGCCTGTAAAGATGGGAGTATCCTCTGCCATCTCATCCTCGCAGTCAAAGCATAGCCACTGACCGTCTGCGAATACTTCTGCCTCTTCATCCTGGCAGAGTTCACAGCTTCCTAGTTTATGATAACCTGAACCTTTCATTTAGCTACACCTTTCTGCCTTGGGCTAGTACGTGGCTTGAGCATATTCATCAAGCTAGGCTTTTTCTCGTGGCTTTTTTCTACCACTTCGCCCAGGAATGTGTTTTGGAGTGTATACTTAGCTACGTTAGCCATTGTTCCAATCTCTCCTGTAACAAAGGCATAGCCTATACGCTCCATGACCGTAGACCAATCTTGTTTAAGCTGCGGGGAGTTGCTAAGCTCTACTAGTCGATTGCCTAGCTTCTCATGGGTATCTGGACCGTAGTCAGCCCAATGAGATATAGCCATCTCTATATTGAGATACTGCTGCTTGGATATAACTTTAGCAGTCTTTAAGCTCTTACAACCCTCTAGGCATTTATCTATGCCCCAGTCTATATGCTGACCACTAAGAGGCTTATCTGCCCGCCTAACTCTAGCGCGAGCGGCTATCTCCTGGTCATAGACTGTTACTGATGCCTGAGTCCTTCCTCGCAGTCTAGGCAGCTTACTAGAATCATCTTCTATGATAGAGCCTAAGTAAGTGCCAAGAGAATCTGACCAACGCTTAGTCTTATAGCTCTTGTCAGTCTGGTAATCATCATAGACTGTGGACAGGTTTATCTTATCTGCTGATTTCCTAGTCCAGTTAGTCAGCCTGCGTGCCCACCATAGGAGCTGAGCGCGGCGTCTATGAGCACAGAGAGCTAGGTTAAGCTCGTGCATTTGCCTACCTGACAGTCGGCTAAAGCTAAGCCCTAAGTCTGCCAGTTGAGCAAAGATTACACCGACAATAAAAGACTTAGCTAGTATCTGCTCCTGCTTGGGTATGTCAAAGTCTGACTCAATACCCAGGCTGATGTCTTGCCAGTCTTTATTGTATAGCTTCTCTGGTTCTAGCTTCTTATTAGCCTCATGCTTTAGGATAGCCCGCATGGTATCACAGTCTAAGAATGCAGGATGTACCTTATTGACTTCTGCTACGTATTGAAGTCCTATACTATCCTGTAAGTAGAATTTAACGCCAGAAATAGAACAGTATATCTGTTGTATCCTGGCCTTGCCTTTATCCTGATTGGTAATCATAGCCTGATACTCCTATAACAACCTATATAAGCCCGGTTAGTAGGAAGTATTTTACCATGATATCCGGCAATCGGTCAAGGGATAAAACTCCTTTAAAATCAACGACTTACGACACTTTTTATCCCGAAATCCTGTTATCCTGTTAAATCTGGTAGCCTGTCCCTCCTGAGTTGCATGGTCTAGGATACAGGATACCATTGACGTATGATTCTGCACCCCTTTCAAAAAATAGAACTGAAGAATATCCTAGTAGTCTACAAGTAGGCGGGGGTAGTCTAACAAGTATACCCTAAGCATAGGAGGCACAGCCTACTCAAATCCGTGAGATTGTAGCATTTCCGTGACTAAATCTATCCTGCTGCCATAGCGCATCCGTTACTTTATTACTCCTGCGCGGGCCAAATAATCTATTACTTCGTGGGAACCTGGTGCTGATGTGCCAGCCAAATAGGAACTAACAGGATACTACTGACAGGCTCAGGATATTGCCAGAAGTGAGAACCTGTACACAAAATGAGTACTTGACGCGAGACCCGATTCTATGCTTTAATGTTCGCACGGTTCAGGAATTGTCCCGAATCAGTCTAACCCTAACGATTCAAACAGGAGAATCTAACCAATGGGTAAAGAAGATACTTTCACTAATAAGCTGGTACTGATGATTCGTACCACCATCAATAAGAAGCGTATTGATGTCGGTACAGTCGATGTGCCTTATCCTACTCTCTTCGATATCAGCGAGCGGCTGAGCCTCCCCGATAAGTTCCAGGAGGATGAAGAGGGAAACAAGAGCCCAGTTTACGACGACGAGGAATTGCAATGGGCTCAGGATGCTATGCTTGATGCAGTCAAGCGAGAAGCGAGGAACGTGACTAAAGTAGTAGAGGATAAGGAATCCGACACTGGTTACGCTCTAGACTTCACTCGGCCTATCCCTGAGAACTTCGCTCAGTTATGCGAGGAACATAAGAGACAGGGCGGGGAGTATCTGAAAATCAGGCACGAAGCTATAGCAGACTTTGGCAAGTGGCTTACCAGTCTAGACAAGAGCCAAGCGGCGATGGACATGGCTAAAAAGCTATTCTCCGACCCAGCCGCTCTTGATGTTAGCCCGGTAAAGACTCGTAACACGTTCCACGAGAATTACCTGACACCCTATATAGAAGGGTTAGAGGCTGACACTAGAGAGCGTTACACTCAGGTACTAGAGAAAGTTATCACTAGCGCCGAGAGTGAGGAAGCAGCAGCAGACGACTTCTAAGCTAGAGCCTAGCCTAAGAGTCGTAACCTATAATCCCCGCCTAGCTATTGAATTAGACTAGGCGGGGATTCTCTAATTGTGACAGGCATCACAGATAAGCTAGAGCCTATCAACTACACTCTAATTACGAATCAGGCACACACAGAGGAAACAGCAGATGGACACTTCAGGAATTACACACACATTTATAGGACTTGCAGAGATAATCAGCAGTTACGACGCAGCCCGACGCAAGTTCTACAGCCATAAGAGCCTCTATCAGATATGCCGGGGACATGCTAGACACGGCGGAGCCTGGCCTTGCCTCACTAGGAAGCATAGGCTAAAGATGGAGAAGGCTGCGAAGGAAGCGAGACAATGGCAGACCCTACGCGACAACCTGGAGAGGATGAGAGCCAAAGCATTAGACGACGCGTAGACTAGAGACCGTAGGCTAGCCAAGGATGGCAGCCTATCTTCTTCGGGACAGCCTACTAGTACTTAATATCCTAAAAATCGCGCTCACTACGTTCGCGTAAGTTCAAGGAGTTCGCTGCGCTCAGGAAGAATTGTCTTATTAAGATAAGAGCCTTAGACTCTACGAGTCACGGCTAAGACAGTAAGACTAAGGAGTTGCTACGCAACATTGTCTCATTGTCCACACTCTAGCTAAGCTACAACAGCCTACTATAGCTTACAGTATTGTAGCCATAGCTAGCCATAATAAGAAAGCTAAGAACAAATGAGCTACGCTATTAGTCTATATTGTCAACACTATAGAGCAGTGGCGGTCATCTTAATACTGTAGGCTAAGTCTCCCCGTACACAACTAGCCTAGGCCCACCCCCGAAGGCCTTTTTAGCTTACCGCCTGCCGTCCCTATCAATAGCCAGCAGGGAATAAATATTACAATTTTATACCAGGATACCATACTGCACTCCGTGTTCCGACTATTCCACAATCCCCAGCTAAATCTGTGTTAGAATATCGGTAAGTCACAGACAGGTGCGCCAATGCCCGTTAATAAAGCCGCTGTAGCTGAGCTAATAGCCTATGGCATTCCTGATAGCCAAATCGGGGATGCTATGGGAGTAACAGGCCAGTACATAGCTAATCTAAAGCGTGAGGACGAGGAAGTCCAAGAATTAGTCCAAGAGAAGGCTACAGACATAGCTGTGCGGCAGCATAATAATAAAGTAACAGAAGAAGTCATAGAAGAGTCTATGCTTCAGAAAATAAAAGAACAAGTTGATTTGTCAGACTCTCTTATAGAAACGGTCAAGAGTCTTCAGCTTCTAAAGGATATACAGGGTAAAGATCGTGCAAACAGCCACGGCGCCCAAGCAGAATTACCTGCAACGCTTAACCTATATCTTGGAGAAACTTCTGAGGTTGAGATACGGCGTACAGGTACAAATGAGATTATAAGTATAGCGGGCCGGGATATGGCGCCCATGCCTGCTACACGTGTATTAGAAGCAGTGAGGAAGAGGAATGGCCAGTACAAAGAAGATGAAGCTGCCGACGCATCCTTTCACGAGCACCCTAGTACCGATACCCTCTGACCAGTCTGTTGTCACACTCAAGGATGGCGGTCAGCGATTTCCTATGGGCCGCCGCCAGGAGGAAAGACAGCGTAGTAATATCGCTCGTGAGCTAAAGAAACTAGGTCTGTCCGGCTAATGGAGCTTACTCCTGAACAGGCAGTAGAAGGCTGTAAGACAGACCCTAACTTCTTCAGCCGCTTTGCTATGCCAGAAGTACATGAATATGACATCCCAGAATTCTACACTGAGGTCTGGTTCTTCCTACTTCAAAGGATTATCAGTGTCCGAGATACTCTTCACTCGGTGTTTAGATTCGCGCTGGGTCTCCCCAGAGGACACGCAAAGACTACTTTCTCAAAACTCCTTATTGCCTACGGTATCCTTTTTGGTCTATTTGACTTCGTCCTTATCGTCGGATCCTCGGAAGATAGAGCCCAGGACATCTTAGATGATATTGATGGTATACTAGGATCAGACAATGTCAGGAAAGTCTTTGGGGATTGGAATAGTCCTAGAGCTGTTGAGAGAGACACCAGAGAAGTTAAGATTAGAAACTTCCTGGGACGAGAGGTTATTCTTGCGGCAGTTGGAGCAGGCACTGCATTACGTGGAATTAACATCCGTAATAGAAGACCCGGATTTATTCTACTGGATGATGTCCAGACTAAAGAGAATGACGAAAGTCCTGCCGAGCGTGACAGACTACTACGATGGATACTCGCCACTCTACTTAAATCCCGAGACCCTAAGCATTGCTTTATTTTCTACATTGGGAATATGTACAGCGAACAATGTATACTTAAGCAGTTGCAGAATAACAAGATGTGGACAACCCTTATCACAGGTGCCATACTTGCCGATGGTTCAGCCTTATGGCCCCAGCTACATCCACTAGATAATCTACTAGAAGAGTATGAACATGATAGCTCACTAGGTAAAGCAGATATCTGGTTTGCGGAGATAATGAATGACCCGCAGTCTGTTACCCAAAGCCTATTCCCTGACGGCAGCATACCAGATAGTCCGTATGCTGAGGATGCGGAACTTGAGGTACAGGCTAGCTTCATTACTGTGGACCCTGCTGGTTTCAGGAGTGATAGTGATGATAACGTGGTTGTTGCGCATAAGCTAGTTGATGATATTCCGATTATAACAGAGATACGAGCTGGCAAGTGGGACCCGGAGACTACTATATTAGAGGCTATTGATTGCGCGATAGATAACCGCAGCACCTATATTGGGATAGAATCAGTAGCTTATCAACAGACGCTTAAGTTCTGGATGGAACTCTATCTTGATAGTTATGGCTTAGATAATAACATACTGGTTATTGAGATTAAGCCTGGTATCGCCTCCAAGCATTCCAGGATAAGAGCCTGGGTATCTAACGTATTAAATAATAATTATAATGTATTACGTTCTGTTGACCGCGCTCTTATCCTATGGCAAGGTATCCGTTATAGGGCTGGTAAGAAAAACAATCAGGACGATATCCTTGACGGCTGTGCATTCGGTGATTACATGCTGAATAAGCATAGAGATGAATTAGAATATAGCTTTGGTATAGTTCCTGGCATAAGCGCAGATGATAAGGCCAGGGTTATAGGACATAATACACCTATGGATGGTGCGCCTCATTATACTCCAGGAGCAATCTAAATGGCTAGGGAACCTAAGAAGCGGGTAGAAATCAGGATACCGGGTGTTAACCAGCCTATCCCTATCGCTAGGAGAACCCATGACTCTTTAGTCCAAATGGTTAAAGAGTTTCAACGCATACATCAGCGTAATGACCTGTGGAGGGATAAGATACGTGTTATTGACAGAGCGTATGCCTGTTACACAGGTACAGATGAACAAGCAAAGCAGGATGAGAAAGCTTCCCAGATTATCGACGACTCAGGAGTACACTTCACTACTCCAGTTGTGCTTAGCCAGGTTGATTCTATTGTCGCTTTTCTCAGTGAGTTGTATCTTAGTGGCTATCCTATTTTCCCTGTCGTATCCCCTCCTGATAATCCGCAATTCGGTGAGCAACTGGAAGCTGTAATAGACGACCATTCTATTAGAGGACGTTGGCCTAGGCATCTTAATATGATGTTCCGTGATGGTGCAAAATACAACGTATGCGGAGTAGAACTAGAGTGGGCTCCTATTGGTTCCTTATCCGTAAATAAGAACAATAACGAAGTTGGCTCTCCAGTACAGCCTACACTAGATGTAGAACAGATTAACCGCATGTTCAATATGGATATGTATAATCTATTCTGGGACCAGCTAGTAGATATTCCAGACGTAGCAGAATTTGGTGACTATGTAGGCTATAATGACCTCTGGACTCGTGGCCGCATTAAGCAGTACATAAGTAATCTAACTAAGGCTGGCGAGATTACAATGAACGTCCGTCAGGCTTTAGAGTCAGCCCAGGGCGCTGCTAATGATGAGGTGCCACGCCAGAATTACTTTGAGCGCCCCCATATATCTAATTTCGATATCATAGAAGATATCAACATGAGCACTAACTGGTTAGCCTGGGCTACAATGGCTGACGAGAGTGACCGGGATAGGATAGACTATAGCAATAAATACCTATTCACTAAAACCTATGCTCGTGTAGTTCCTAGTGACCATGATTTAG